AAAATTTAAAGATGTAAAAGAGCACTGTGGATGTGAAGATGATGCCGTTGAAGAACTTGAACATCAATTAAAAACCTTAAAAGATACTTCTTATGATTCCATTGACAAATTAATGCGTCGTGTTATGAAAAAACACGATTTAACAGCAAAACAACTACACAATGCCTTTGTCAATAAAAATGGAAAAACACCAGATGATTGGGTTGAAGATCTAAAAGAAGGAACTTTACATCATTGGTTTAAAGGATCAAAATCAAAAAGTGGTAAACCAGGATGGGTTCAGGCAGATGGGTCTCCTTGTGCAAATGAACCAGGAGAAACTAAAACACCAAAATGTTTTAGCAGTGGTAGGTTAAAATCACTAAAAGCAAAAGGTGAAAAGGGTGAAGCATTAATTAGATCGGCAATTCGTCGCAAACGTCAAGAAGATAAGGGGCAACAACAAAAATCTGGGGCAGCAAAACCAACTAATGTTCCAACCTTTGCCAAAGGTAAAAAAGATAAAAATTACGTTAAAGCAGAACCAGGAATTAAAGAATCGATGGAACTCAACGAAGCACAAAAAGACAAACCAGGCAAATCTAGTGGTAAAAAAGATGCCTGCTATCATAAAGTAAAATCAAGATATGATGTTTGGCCAAGTGCATATGCATCAGGAGCACTTGTTAAATGTCGTAAAGTTGGTGCTTCAAATTGGGGAACAAAATCAGAAGCAGTAAATCCTGCTCAACAAGCAGCAATTGCAATCAATATGAAGAAAAAAGGAATCAAGCCAAAATCGGAAATGAAGGAAGAATTTGGTGTAAGATATTGCCCAAAATGCCAAAAGAATGAAACCAGAGATGAGTGTAAATATGGTCCAAAGTTTTGGGAAATGTTCTCAGCACCTCCAGTATTAACTTCTAATCAAATAAAATACGATCCAAATAGACCTCATCCAGCGAATGAAGAGAAGGATCATGAATATTCAATGGCTCGTTCAGAACTTTCAACCATTATTTCAGCAGCAAAAAGACTGAAGAAAAAAATGAAGGGTGAGGGTAATATTGAGGCTTGGGTTCAGTCAAAGATTACAAAAGCAGCAGATTATATCGATACAGCAGCAGATTACTTAGAAAGTGGTGAGCATAAAGTTGATGAATCTGTTACAGTTCAAGATTCTACTGGTAATGATTATGTTGAGTTTATTAATATTATTAAACCAGAACCATTGCAACCTTCTAAAGGATTAGGAAATAAACTTTCTGTCAGAGAAGAAACTTTTTCCAACTGGAGAGAGGAGTTAGAACAATTGGATGAAAATCCTTTGGTTGGTCTTGGTGTCAGAGCAGGTCTTGCTGCTGGAACTGCACTTGCTGGTAAAATGGTTTTTGATAAAGCAAAGGGAGTTGCTGATAAAATTGAGAAGCAAAATATTGAAAAAGAAAAGCAAATTAAACAAATACTAGGAAATTCTCATGAACTAGAAGGTGAGCAACTTGATGAAAAATGCTGGAAAGGATATGAAAAGAAAGGTATGAAGACGATGTTTGGAAAAAGATATCCAAACTGCATAAAAAAAGAAGAATTTTCTGATTGGAGAAATGATCTTGGAGAAGACTGGCAATCAGTAAATCGTAAAGACAAAACCGATGGTCTAAGTCAAGCAGCAGTTGATGCTTATCGTCGTGAGAATCCTGGATCAAAACTTCAAACTGCGGTTACTGAAAAGAAACCAAAGGGCAAAAGAGCAAAGCGTCGTGCTAATTTCTGTCGGCGTATGAAAGGTATGAAGTCTAAACTAACTTCTGCAAAAACTGCAAGAGATCCAGATTCAAGAATTAACAAAGCACTTCGTCGTTGGAACTGTAACTAAAATGAAATCTTTTCAACAATTCCTATCAGAAAGTATCACCATTAATGGTGATTTTAATGGAACTCTAAATGTAGGTTCCTCTCAACCAGAAGAAGCAAGCGAATCTTTCTTTGCTGATGTAGTTTGGGAAGGAAAGATGTATCGTTTAGAAGTAGAAGGAAAGATGCTTTCTAAAAATGAATTGGCAGAACAAATTCAAGGAGAATATCCTGGTGCAATTGTTCATAACGTTTATCCTTCTCAGGTAAATACTTCAAGAATTAAAAACGCACAAAGATATCAACCAGAAAGATTGTCTTGGAGTGAGTGATTAATGGCACAATTTAATAAAAATACTCAAGATTTTTTAAATCAAGAGAGAACTCTTTTTGAAGTGAATATGATCGCCAATAAAAATGGCGAGGTAGTAACTAAAACAAACAGATTTCCAGTTGATGTTCTTCCAGCAAATGCAGATGCCTTTGGAAGAACAAGAGTATCAAATCCTCTTACATTATTTGATTCATCTCACAGATATAGAGATAATAATCTTTGGGAGAGTTTAATTGTAGGAACTGGTTCTACAGTTGGATTTGTAACTACTCAAGGACTAATTAATATAGGTATTGGAACCACAAGTGGTGATTCAGTTATTAGAGAAACTACCAAAACATTCTCATATCAACCAGGCAAATCTTTGCTTGTATTGAATACCTTTATTCCAGCAACACCAAAAACAAACTTAAGACAAAGAGTTGGTTATTTTGGTGCCGATAATGGAATGTATTTTGAAATTAAAGATACAACGGCATATTTTGTACAAAGAAGTTTATCTACAGGAACTGAAAATGCAGTTGCACAATCTGATTGGAATGTTGATAAATTAGATGGAACAGGAGTTTCTGGCATCACATTAGATATTTCAAAAGCACAAATTTTTTGGATGGATATTGAATGGTTAGGACTCGGAACAGTTAGAGTTGGTTTTGTAATTGATGGTCAATTCATTCATTGTCATTCATTCCATCATGCAAACTTAATACAATCAACTTATATCACAACAGCATCACTTCCTTTGAGATATGAGATTGCTAATACTGGAATTACAACGAGTGCTAGCACACTCAAACAAGTTTGTTCTTCGGTGATTTCAGAAGGTGGTTATGAATTGCGTGGATTGCAGCAGGCAGTAAATACTCCAATTACAGCACCAGTAGATTTACCAACTCCTGCTGGAACTTATTATCCCGTTCTTTCTATTCGTCTTAAATCTTCTCCAAATAGATTAGATGCGATTGTAATTCTGACTGCACTATCACTGATGGGAACAGGAAATGGTCCGCAATATAATTGGCAGGTGAGAGCATCAGCAACTACTAGTGGAGGAACTTGGGTTAGTGCTGGTGCCGATAGTGCTGTGGAATATAAGATTGATGGAGGGACTGTAAGTGGTGGAAGAATATTAGCATCTGGTTTCTTCACCTCAGCAAATCAATCTTCCTCATCAGTTGATATTCTAAAAGAAGCACTATTTAAGTTCCAGTTGGAAAGAAATGGATTGACTGGAACTCCTTATGAATTAACGCTTGTATGTGCGTCTGATACTGCTGGCGCTGATGTTTTTGCGTCATTGGACTGGGAAGAAATTAGTAGGTAATTATTATGAGTGAAGTCTATCTTGGTAATCCAAATTTAAAAAAAGCAAATACACAGATTGAATTTACAGAAGAACAAATTATTGAGTTCTTAAAGTGTAAAGAAGATCCTGTATATTTTGCAAGGAATTATATAAAGATTGTTTCTCTGGATCACGGTCTTGTTCCTTTTGAAATGTATCCGTTTCAGGAAAAATTAATTGACAATTTCCACAAGAATAGATTTAACATTTGTAAGATGCCCCGTCAGACGGGTAAATCTACGACTTGTGTTTCATATTTGTTACATTATGCCGTATTCAACGATAACGTGAATATAGCTATTCTAGCAAACAAAGCATCCACTGCCAGAGATTTGCTTGGAAGATTGCAACTTGCTTATGAAAATTTGCCTAAGTGGATGCAACAGGGTATTATATCCTGGAACAAAGGTAGTCTAGAATTAGAAAATGGCTCCAAGATTTCATCTAACTCTACTTCTTCATCTGCTGTCAGAGGCGGATCCTATAATGTCATCTTTCTTGACGAGTTCGCTTTCATCCCGAATCACATTGCTGATGACTTCTTTGCCTCTGTTTATCCTACTATTTCTTCTGGACAAAGCACGAAGGTAATTATCGTATCCACGCCACGTGGTATGAATCACTTCTACCGTATGTGGCACGATGCCGAAAAGGGTAGAAATGAATATATACCCACAGATGTTCATTGGTCGGAAGTTCCTGGTAGAGATGCTGCCTGGAAAGAGCAAACAATTGCCAACACATCTGAACAACAGTTCAAAGTTGAGTTTGAATGTGAATTCTTAGGATCTATCAACACCCTGATTAATCCAGCAAAATTAAGAAATTTATCTTATGATGATCCAATCAAAAGAAATGCAGGATTGGATATTTACGAGAATCCAATAGAGGAACACAGTTACTTAATGACTGTTGACGTTGCTCGTGGTCTTGGTAATGAT